ACTAACTTGATACCTTTCGGGTTCTGACTGGTAATTAGGTAATTGCAGCGTTCCTCCTAAAACACTTAGTTCTAACCATTCTTTATAAACTTTTTCTAATAAGATTTCTTTTAATTGCGATTGCAAAGCCTTAAATGATTGTTGATCTTGTAATAGATCAAGGCGGCTAGAACTGTAATTAGATTGACTGCTATCTCTTGATAATGTCGCGTATGAAATGCCTAATGACGCAGATAATGCCCTAATCATTGCCCGAACAAATGGTTCAAATTGACCATCAGGCGCGTTTAAGTCTGGAACCGTAATCGATTCACCGGGGGCCAAATATTTAACGGCTCCGGGTTGAAGTTCGTAAACCCTTTCGTTTTCCTCGTCTAAACCGTCGGAATTTAATTCGCCTTCGGGTGACTGAATATAAGCAGTTAAACAACTTGACGCTCTAGCCCTAATTATCTCGGCTTGTTCGTAGCCCTCCAAATGATGCATCCTTTGAATAGCACTAGCCATCCATGTCACGCCGCGAGTCTGACCGGGGCGCGTAAAGGTTGCCAAATGAATAATATCCTCGGCATTAACAATAATATGTCTGTCCCTTTCAGTTGGTTGATTAACAAAAAGAGTATCTCCGGGGTGTTTCGTTAAGATTGCATATTTTTTTGGCTTGTTCCATTCATCTAGCAATATCCCCATTCTCCATTGCCAACCTTTAGGAGCTGCGCCGCCTTGATAATCTTCATCAATCATATCTGCCTCCAAAATTTGCAACGCAAAAGGAACATCACTGTCACCAAACCTTTTACCTCTAATCAAACGAATAAATACCTCCCCATCTGATGCCCACGCTGAAACAGCAGTCCTAACCATTTCGTTAAAGGTTAATTTTCCAGCTACATCGCAACTAGAAGCTTTAGACCATTTAGCAAAAGATCTTTCAATTTGATCGTTAATTTTGGGGTTAAGTCTTCCCCCTCTTGCCATCCTTACCTGAGCTTGTAAGCGTGGCCCACACCCTGCAACGTTTTCAACAATGGCACGAATAGCATTTCGGCAATAATCCTGATCCCTTATTAATTGTCTAGCTCTAGACCTAAGCTTTTTAACGCTGCCTTTGATTTCTGTATCTGCTGAACTTGTCGGGTTGACCCAACTAGCGGTATATCGATCCATGCTTGCACCTGCGTAATTTCTACGTCTAGGCTTTGCAAGTGTTGAAGGATTAGGGCGCCATAATTCGCGCCATGCGTTAGCAATACCCATGATTAAAACCTCGCGTACATTGTGAATGGGTTTCCTTTTCCGTTAGCTATTAAATTCGCCTGATCTTCTTTGTTAACGATGTATTTAAGTTGACTTTCTCTAGCGATTAAATCAGGCAAATTAACTTTTTTATATGTCCTACCCCCTATTGAATATTCTTGTCCGGCGTCTGTCGTTAATACCCTAATTGCAGTTGTTACCGCGTCTAAATCTTTCTTTGCTTGTGACCTGTTATCAATAGCACCCGGATTACCACCCGCATAAACAAGAGATTGTAAAACCTCTAATTGTCCTGATCTTGTAAACTTTTCAGCGCCTTTTGAAAATTCAGCCGTCCAATACCAATCACCAACAGTGAAAGATGCTGTATCAGTTGCGCTAATGGTCGTTTTCCAACCTGTCGAAGTTGCATCCTGTACGGCGGTTGCTGTATGGAAACCGTTAGCAGCCGCATTAGTGCGAAGGTAATATTTTAATGTCCAATCAGGCGCGGAAATAGTTTCGTCAAACGGATCAGTTGTGCTTGAGTCTTTCCATTTAACTGTCGCCCCTGCGCGTATTGTTCCGGGGATATTCATTTTGACCCCCTACCATTTGTGAACATAACCCTGCTTAGACGTATTTCTTTTAGAGTTTAGCGCCTTTTCGTTAGGTTTTTTAAGCGAATTTAAGAGTCTTTTAGCGAATATTTCGCCAATTTTAGCCCTCGGATAGATCATATAGAGACGATTAACGCCGCAATAGGCCATACAGAGACAATCAAGCGCTTCATTTCGTGCGCCCGGTTTTAATGTCCATGTAGGAACTTGAAAGCCTGATCGATTTGTTTTTAATATTTGTCTTTCTGCTGTTAGTTGTCTGAAATATTCTTCGCCTGTTTGCGCGTGAAAGTGTAAATATCCGGGGCCGGGTTCGTTGTGCTTCAGTCTACCCATTAAAGCATCTTTCGCCGTATCTCCACCCATTAAATATAAAGTTAATGCTTTTTTTAATGATCTACCTTTTGCATTGATGTCTACTTTTGACCCGCGACCAATAACAGGTTTACGCGCTTGGTTTGTTCCTTTAATTGCTATCACCCCTTGCGCCTGACGCTCTCGGCAGTACTGGTAAGTTGCCTGAGTCGCCAAACCGCCAGAGTCGATCACTGTTACATCAGGTTTTAGTTTTACTTTCTTTTCTGGGTTGCCGGGTATTGGAACTTCATATTCTGCGCCTACTAAAACATCTAATACCTCCCAGACATGACTTTGATGAGGATCACCGAGAATGACTTGATGATCTATCAACCAACCTTCCTCAAAACGATCCGGCGTTAAATTCCATCCCCAGATCGAAACCTCTAATCTTTGGTTTTCGCCACCCATACCGCCGCCACCTTGTACGTCAACCGCAAGCGTTATAGTTTGCACCCCTTCGGGTATTTGTCCCGGCAAGTAACCTTCACACCGCTTTAATAAACCTTCAACGCTGACATTAGAAACATGATCGCTATCCCACGTTTCGGATAATCTTGTATTAACAAAAGTGCGTAATAAAGGGGCGTCACCCTTTGCTTTTAAAAATTCCTCAACCATATTTTCCCAACTGAACCAACCAAGGGGGGAATAAAGTCCGTTTAAATGAAACCCTGCTGTTTTATTGTCTTTGCTTTCTGCTGTATCTCTCCATTCGCCCTGACGTAGCATTGAAGTCTTATGTACTTCCTTGAATTTCCCTTCACATTTTTCACATTGATATTGAACGGTTGACGGGTCGTGATCTTCATATTTTAAGTTTTTAAATTGTAAATGCTGCATATGACCACATAAGGGACAAGGCAAAAAATACCGTTTTTGTGAACTGGATAAGTACTCTTGTTCAATGCGTGAAAAATCTTTTACGGTGGGAGTTGATGTAAGTAATATTTTCTTTCTTGCAAATGTTGTAGTTCGTTTTTCTGCTAGCGCTACGGGGTCGCCTTCCCCTTCTATATCACTAGGAAAAGCATCAATTTCGTCGCAGAAGAGATAACGAATCGGCGCTGATCTTAAGCCTGTGGCGCTGTTTCCACCTGTAATAAGCAATATGCCTCCTAAAAACTCTTTGCTAAACATTGTGTTTCCACTATCTCTTGATCTAGCAGGTGCGATTTTGTCAGCTAAACAAGGGGTTTCAGTAAACATACTTTCTAGCCTTTGCTTAGAAAGACGTCGCGCCATTTCAATCGTGGGCTGAACGCAAAGCACACTTGAGGGGCTGTGATCCACTATCCAACCAAGGAAGTTCATACCTAATTCTGTTTTTCCACACTGCGAGGCAAACATCAAAACAACTCTTTGAACTTCGCCTTGACTACTTAATAAGTCCATAGGTTCCCTGCAATATGGCGTTCTTTCCACGCGATACTTACCCGGTTCCGCGCTTGCCTTACTGCTTAATAAACGAAATTTTGAAGACCACTCACTAACAGATAAAGGCTTTTGAGGTTTTAAACCTTCTAGAAATGATTGTTCCCAAGCGTTCATGCTGCCTCGACTAATTGTTCTAGAGCTTCTCTATGTTCATCTGTTAGTAATTTGTGAATTGCTTGCGCGTTCGTTTCACCTGCAATTTGATTTGATAAACGATCAGCCAAGTTAGCCAGCGATTCCCTAATACTTCGACCTAGTTGAAAGCTTGATTTTTTGATTTCTGATACTGGCATCAATTCTTTCTTTTGCTGCGCTACTTGTATCTTTGCTAGTTCACTTAAGTAATATTCTTTTCTAGCTCTACTTACGTTGAAATCTGGTATCTGATCGTCAGGCGTTGCTTCAACCTTTTTCTTTAGTTCTTGCTTTGTCGGCGTAGCAACCTTTACAACTCCTCGCGCCGGATCTGTATTTTTATCCCATAATTCCAACGCTAGGTCTTTGTTTAGCTTTTCCCTTTTTCCTACTAAACAAATTGCGTCATCCAAAACACCGCTTGCCTTTCTCTGCGAAACCGCTGATCTGGTAACGCCTTTTAACTCTGCTAACTCTGCAAAAGTAATAAACATTTCGCCACTTGTTAAGCACTTACACTATATATGGTAGCCGTTTGTTTAGTTGTTAAGCTTATTGAGAATCCGACGCTAGCGGAAAAAAATTTCTCCCCCTTTCCTCC